CACGGTCAATAAAGAACTCCCGCAGCACTTCCCTTTCCCTTTCCGAAAGCATACGCAGCGCTGCTTCTATAACTGCTGCCTTTTGCCGTTCCTTCTGGTCGCTGCTTCCTTCCAGCTTCCTAAACTGTTTCAAATCCTCTGCCGCCGTATCCCTCATTTTCTCAAAGCCCATTTTCAAACCTCCCTATATCGTCCATGATGTTTTCAAACCATCTATCCCAGTTTTCGCCCGCTATTGCCGCCTCTTCCGGGGAACTCTTAAATATATCCTGCTGCCGTGGCATATTCTTAAAATACGCTGTATGTAATGCCTGCAATGCCTTATCCTTTCTAAGCGCGTGCAATGCCCTGTCCTCTGCCCTTGTAACTGCAAACTGGTCTTTGTAGCGCTGCCCGTCTGCAATCTCCGTCTTTGCCCGCCCGTTGAAATATATTTCCTGTATCACATGCCTTTCCAGCTCCGGCAGCCTGCCGACTGCTGCCCTTACAATCTGCTGCATTTCCTTTTTCTCATAGTCTGCCTCTATGCTTCCGGCGTTCTCGTCTTCCAGCATGTCCAAAAGCTCTGTTTCGTGTCCGTCATTTTCCAATGTTACATTGAGCGAAGACGCAGCGGCGGGAAATATGCGCCTGTCGCCTTCCCGCACATTTCCGAACATATCATAAACCTGTTTCTTGTATTTGAAATTCATGTAGGAACTGAATTTATACCCCTTTTCCGGGTCGTATGCCTCCACTGCTGCCAGCATTGCAAAATAACCGCACTGCATGAAGTCTTCCATATCAACAAAGGCGTTCTTTTCCATAACGCCCCTGTATTTTGCCGCCAGTATGGTAACAGTGCGCCTGCACTGCCCCCAGAGTATCGGCAGCAGGCTTTCTTCCCCTGCCTTAATCCTTGCCGCCAGCTCTTCATTGTTTCTGCTTCCTTCCATGCCGTTCCTTCCCCCGTTCCTGTCATTCTTCTTTAATATCCGGGGTCTGGTCTGGGTTAGACTTGCAATAAAGGTCTAGGTCTGTCTTATATCCCTCATGGTTGTCTATTCGTGTTATCTGGTAATACTTCCCGGCATACTCTACCAGCATATCTGTATCAATATCCACACGGTGATTAACTGTAAATACAACGTCCTCCGTTGCGTTCACGGTAGTCGCTGCAAAGAACTCTTTCCCGGAAAGCTGGCGGTAATACGCCCACAGCTTTCCTTCATGTATCGGCTTCCATTCCTCCACGCTGAAACCGTTATCATTTACATAGCTTTCATATGACAGTATGCGTATTTTCTTGTCTTTCAGCTTCAATTTTCTTTCCCCCTGTCCTTTTATTGCGCCTCTAGGAACTCGTTATAATGCTCATACAGCCCTACATAGGCATTAAGCAGGCTTGCCGTGCCGTCTATGCGCTGCTTTGCCGCTTGGTTCTTTACTGGCACTATGTTCCCGTTCCTGTCCTCCTGTACGCCCGTATTGGAAAGACACCAGCGCAGTATAGGGTTGTTATTGTAGTTGATGCGCTTTGCCTGCAAGTCAGCGCCTAAAAACTGCATGGGAAGTGAAAGTGTTTTCGCGCCCTGTGCAACGCCTTTCATTTCTGTAAATCCCGTTTCTTTCATTTCCTCTACCCAGTAGGCGGCGCTCCATCTGTCATAATATACCCATGCCGGGAATATGCCGTATGTATTCGCCATTTCCACGAACCACGCCGTAACGTCCTTATAGTTTATCGTGTTGCCCCTGCACAGCCGCACAAGCCCGCGCTCGTGCCATTTATCATAGGGCAGTTTCTCTTCATTTACGCGCCGCTCCATGCTGTCTTCTGGTATCCAGTACATTTGCGTTACATAGCGCTTTTCCGTTTCCCGGTCAATCAGCAGCAGCGTTGCGCATGTTAAATCCCGTGAGCTTGACAAGTCCGCGCCCCCGATTGCGTAACAGCCCCGGAACTGCTCTAAATCAAAGGTTTCCTTGTTGGTTATATCCTCCAATGAAAGCCACGCCGTGCCTATCGTGTCGCGCACGTTAAAATCTTTTACCAGTATCCCCTTTAGGTCAACCGGGTTGTTCTGCGCCCTTATCACTTTGTTTTGTAGGTCTTCCAGCTTTTTGATTGTTCCCAGCGCTGGGTTGGCTTTCTGCCACTTTTCCGGGTCTGTCCATTCCTCCCGGCTGTCTAGCTCATACATGACAGGCAGGAATGTTTCATCTTCAAAAATGCCGTCTGCCACATTGCAGGCGTAGGAATACATATCATCAAAAATACATTCCCTTACAGTTCCCGCCGTTGTAATCATAATCAAAAGCGGCTGCTGTCTGGCGCTCTGCGACTGCTTCATAACTTCATATAGGTTTCTGTCCTTTATCCCGTGCAGCTCGTCTATAATGACACAATGGGAGTTTAAGCCGTCAAGGCTTCCGCTGTCCTTGCTTAATGCCTCAAAGCGTGAGAACGTAGCCGGAAAATACAGGTCTGCCTTGCGCTTCTTTAGGGCTTTCCGCAGCGCCGGGCTTTGCTGTACCATGTTGTAAGCCTCATTGAATATGATTTTCGCTTGGTCGCGCTTTGTGGCTACGCTGTAGACCTCCGCGCCCGCCTCTCTGTCTGCCGTCAGCATGTATAATGCAATGCCGGAAAGCAGCGTGCTTTTGCCGTTCTTCCTGCCTATGTAGAACATGGTTTCCCGGTACTGACGCATCTTTGTTTCCCTGTCAACAAAGCCGAAAAGGGCAGAAATAAAAGCCTTTTGAAATAATTCCAGCTCTACTTTCTTACCCGCCCATTCGCCTTTTGACTGCTTGCACAGTGTTTCGATAAATTCTATGGGTCTGCCTGCCCGTTTTTCGTCAAATATATATTTCCCGTCTGTTTTCCCCGTCCGTTCTGCCAGCTTTTTGTATTGTTTTTTCACCCGTTCCGATACGATAACCCCGCCGCTTTCAATCGCCCGCCAGTATTCCGCGATATAGTTCACGCTGCCTTTACTCCTGCTTTTTTATAAATTCCAGCAGCTCACTTGCGCCCTTGTCGGTCGGTTCTGGTTTCAGCAACAGCTCCGTAAACTGGCGGTAAATAAGGCTGTAGCGCTGTATCATGGTGTTGTAGGTCTTTACTGCCGGGCTTTCCCGGTCAAATTCCTGCTGCCCCTGCTTGAAATGGTCTATTGCGCCGTTTTCCTCGATATGGCGGCGCAGCCCGTCCAGTGTCGCTTCCATGAAAGCAAGCTCTGTTATCAGTTTTTCTGCTACCGTTTTGCGGTCTTCTGGGACTAATTTCAAAAGCCGCTTTAGCTTGCGCATATTCTTCAATTTTTCCGTATTTCCTTCCGCTGCCACTCTATCCCCTCCTAAATCCTGCTGCCTTTACCCCTCCCCTCATACGCGAACCCCAGAGGGGAAAGAAAAGGTTGCCTGCCTGCCGGTGTTTTCCCCTCCCTTTAATCCGCTGGGTGGGGGGATATAAACACGCTGCAAGGACTGTCTGTATTTTTCGTGCCACTCTGCCGCAAGCCTTTCAAACTTCCTGTGACTTCTGTTTCTCTGCGGGTCGTTCCTTATCCGTTCAAGGCATTCCTTTAGCGGCGTATCCAATAACACCAGCTCCGCGCTAAGCTCCTGCGCAATCCTGCGCATTTCCAGCGCGTCTGCCGTAGCTGTCACCACGAAAGCCCGTTCCCACTTCCCGCGCCTCTGCTGTATGCACTCATAAAGCAGCCTGCGCACTTCTAACGCCGTCTGCAATACTGGTCTGAAATCCAGCCGCACGCCGCCGCCCTCGCCCATGAGCGCCGCACAAATATAATCCAAGTCAACAACTAAATCATTCTGCCCTTTGTGGCTTAATACATATGTTGTCTTGCCGCTGCCCGGACTGCCGCACACTAAGAACACATTAGGGCTTTCTACCGCGTCGCCGTTCTCGTCAAAGCCGATGCCGTTTAATTTTGCTGGCTTCCCCCGGAAAGCCTTATCGTCTTTCGCGTGTTCCTCTGCGTGGCACTTCTCGCATACCGCCTTAAGGTTTCCCCAGTCCAGCGTTATTTCCGGGTCGTTTATGTTCCACGGCGCTAAATGCCGGATATGGTGGACAATGCACGCAGCGCCCCCGCAGTCCTCGCATATGTAGTTTTTGCTGCTTAAGTATGCCCTGCTTGTTTTCCTCCATTGCTGGCTGTCATAAAACGCCCGTGCAAAATCCTTAGCCATATTCCCGTTACTCCTTCCTTACCGCTATAAGCGCAAGCGTCTTTAGCAGGCTGTCTATTGTCCTCTGTAGCTTTTCCGCGTCTGCGCGTTCCGCATTGTACCAGAGCATGAGTATAAACTTCCCTGCCGTATCCGCTAACGGCTGCCCTGCCTGCTGCTCTGCCGTTACGCCTGTTGTCAGCTCTATATAATCTGGTATTGCAGACAACAGCCCCTCTATGATAGCGTCATTGTCTGCCGTATCCAGCCGCAGTATTTCCCGCGCCTGCTCTATTGTCAGCATACCCGCAGCCCCCTTTATGAAGCTGCACGCGTCAGCTTTACAAACGCCTCCGGCACAATCGGCTTGCAGTCTGCTATTGCCATTGCCCTGTAGTCAATCAGCCCTTTCTTGAAGCTGCTCTCCCTTGAAGCCTCTACCGTGATGCCCTCCGGCATGTTGTAGCCCATATAATTAAAGTTTCCGAAAATAGCGGTTTCGTCTGTAATATAATCATCAATAATCACAGGGAAACCTAAGATTTTCCCTATTCCCTCGTTTTTAGGGTCTGCAATGAAGATAGGGCGCTCGTTTGCATCTACAAGCCCATAAAACAGATTGTAAAGAGTGGCGTTATTCATAGCCCACGCTGCGCCGTTTGCATATCCTCTTTTCAGTGCTGCAACCGTCTTTACCACGTCTGCATATTTAAGCCCGGCAGTCTTTCCGAATGTGAGGGCGTTCTTTCCGTCCTTCCATGTAATGCCTGTTAAAAGCCCTGTCCCCTGCCCGCTTCCTGTACCATTTACAAGGGCATTTGCAATACATTCCATTACACTTGCGTTAAGCTCCTGCGTCATGTATCCCTCAAATGCTGAAACGCTCATTTTCCGCGCTTTTTCACTGATAGAAAATACTTTCATAATTTCGTACCCGTCAAATGTTACGCTTGTTGTTTCTGGCTTTTCGCTCTCGACTGCTGCCCCTTCTGTGTGCCAGTTTGCCGCTGCTGCTGGTGTTCCAATCGGTACGGCAACCTTTGAGGGAATGTTGAAAGCTCTGCACGCTCCCATAATGCCGCCCATTGTACGTGCCTTTTTAATTACTTCGTTAAGCGTCTGTGTTGGAAGCACTGCTGCCGCATTGGTAGAGCTTGCGAAAGCGTCCGCTCTCTGGTCGCCCATAGCTCTTTTATAGGCAGCCTGTTCAAATTCTGTCATTTTCTGCCCCAGCAGTGACTTAAAAAACGCGCTTCTGTATTCTGCGCTGTTCAGTACGTCGCCCTCTGTCGCCTCATGGCTTGCCCTGCGTTCAAAGCTCATTCCTGCGCCTGTAATCGGATTGAACGCGCTGCGCTGGTTGCCGCCTGCTGCCTGCTGCTGTATGTTCTCTTTTGCCTGTGCCAACCCGGAAAGCTCAATATTTAACGTTGTTATGTCTGCGTCTGCGTCCGTTTCAATCGTTCCTTTGATTTCTGCCGCCCTGCGCTCAATTTCTTCTACTGTTGCGTTGCGGTAATAATTAAATGCCTCTGCGATAGTCTTAAATTTCATTTTGATTTCCTCCGTTAATCATCGTTTTTTTGGTGTCCGTTTCGGACATTTTAAATATTCTTCATAAGTATTTTGTTTGCCTTTATGATTGCCTCCCTGCGGCGTTTCTCTGCCTCTGCCTTCCCGCTTATTGCAGAACGCGCCTCTACACTCGTTTGAGGGTATGCGGGAAAAGGTACTACACTTATTTCATAGACTTTTTCTATTTTGTGTATAGTCCTTGTCTTTGTCTTAGCGTCGTAACTGTCGCCGCCCTCCGGCACTTTAAATGCAAAAGACATTCCCGAAAGGTCGCCGCGCTTTACTGCCGTATATACGCTGTTTGCTTCCGGCGTGTCTGGTAAATCTGCAACCATGCGCAACCCTGCCCGGTCGTGTATGAGCTGCATTGTTTTTGGTGTGCGTGCAAGTGGTACTTTGTTCAAGTCATGGTTGTAAAGTAGCCTTGCGTCGGACAAGTCCGCATTTTCCAGCGCTCCTGCCCTTATCACTTCTATAAAAGCCCCTGCCGGGTCGTTTATCTTGGTTGGTTGGTCGTATACTATCGGTCTGCCCTCTAGCCTTAACGCCTGCTCTGCTCCTGCTGCCGCGTCTGCCCTTATCTCGCATATTCTAATTTCTTTCATTTTCTGCCGCCCCCTTTTTCGGTTCTGCCCCAGCTTTTGCCATTTGGTATTTATGCGCCTCGTCTGCTGATACTACGTTTAGCGTCTGTAGCCGTTTCTCTCCGTCCTCCACGCTTGGCAAGTTTAATATTTCTAGCGCTTGGTTGATTGTAAGTAATCCATACGGCATAAGCTCTTTTATAAGGTTTACCTTTGTCGCGTTGCTGCTGAATTGCAGCCGCCCGCTCTCAAACAATATAGAATTTCCGAAAGCCCGTTCCCTCTCGTTAAATATTTTTCTTGTAAATTCAAGGCTGAACTGCACCGCCAGCGGCTCTATTGTGCTTTCGTAAAATGCCGCCCACTGGTTTTCATCATAGCTGCTATTAACGATTGCTTCTGAAATCCCCAGATAGTCATAAATCTTTGTTTTTACTGCCTGTAGCTGCTTCTCGTCTATTGTGTAAGGCTTATTATCCAGCGGTATATATTCTGATGCGTTATCTATAACCGCTATTCCTCCGTTATTGGATATTGTCAGATAGTCTTTTATAAAATTTTCCTGTATGTCTTTCAGTTTTTCCACATTGGCAAGCTGCGTGCGCTTTAATATGCCCCGCAGTGTTGCGCCGCTGTTGATTGCTGAAATAATACCCTCGTTTTGTGTATGCGCAAGCTGTAGCGCTGGCTCTAGTGCTTCGTTTCTGTCGCCCAGTAGGTCGTTACTGTTAAAATTTCTTCGTAGGTGTATTACATCGGCATACGGCAGCACTACGCTTTTGCCACCAGAAAACAGGAAATCACAGTACAGTGCCCCTGCTGCATCTGTCACAAAATCAATATGCACTGCATTTAAAGGATACACACCCACAGGCCGCCCCCGCTCGTCCTTCTGTAAGAAAGCAAAAGCATTGTTATAAAGAAAATAGTGCGTCGCCAGCTTATACAGCATATCGAAAGCGCTCATATATGGGTTTGGCTCTATCTGTAGTAGGCGGTTTATTTTACAATCTCCCTCTGTTCTGTCGTGGTCTGCATATCGTATCACGTGTGAGCCTTTCAGCTTCGCCACGTTTCGCGCTATTGCGTCTACTGCTCCCCTATATATGTCATTTGCGTATGCGTCGCCGTTCCACGCTGAAAAAGAGTTGCCGCCTCCCAGTATTTCAGCGCGTTCTGTTTCCCCTTCTGGTGGCTTTGCTTTGCGGAATATCCGCGAAAAAATGTTCATTTCTTCCCTTACTCCTTCCTTTTGTTTTCTTCCCTTGCAGTGCCTCTATTTTCCTGCGTTTATACCGCTTGAAAAGGTTGCCTGTGTAGTACATCATTTTTCTTTTCTCCTGCCTTTGTATCATGGCGGCGCTCTCTGTCTTTCCATGCTGCCGCCCTCCTGCTCTGGCGTATTATTTACCGTGTTGGCTGCTTTTCACATTAAAAACCAGCAGAAAACTTGTTGACCGTCCACATACTCTCTAGCTGGTATGACCGCTGCTATTTTTGTCACGGTATCCAGATGCAGCTATTAGCCTGCTGCTCTCTGGTGCAGGCTCGCCATGCCTGCTGCAAGTACGCCGTGCTGGAATCGAACCAGCCGCGCCCAGCTTATAAGGCTGGCGCTCTAACCAATGAGCTAACGGCGCTTATTAGCTGTGGTTTTCTTTGCCTTTCTTTCTTGCCT